AATTAGTCATGGTTATTTTTGTTTGCGAAAAAATTGTAAAAGTTTAGCGAAGTACGCAGCCCTTTCCTTTGCGGTGAGCAGGCTAACCTGTTTAACTGATAGCGGTGTGAATATTTCGTTTTTCATAAGGCAAACATAAGCCCTAAAAACGAGATAGTAAAATGGTGATAGTCAAAGAGTTACGAGGTCATTTCATAGTAAGAAACTGACCGAGGGAAGGTATCGCAATTATTATCTAACTACTTGATAATCAAAGAGATTAATTTACCTATCGCCACTTCTCCGAGCGGTGGCGGTAGGATCACATCGGTCATTAACCGAAACCGAGGCAATTACTGAGCAGGGCTAACCTCTGCCACCTCACCTGGCAATAGCCCTATAAGGTCAATTAGAGCCAGTAGGTTCGCTCCTTTATTCAAAATGATGTCAAGTATCACAATGACCGCGATCGCTGCCTGTACGCCAATAGAGAGGTAACTATGCTTCTTTGGTGCGTCCTTTGGCTGAGTCAGGTTAGTAACGATTTCTGCGATTGGGGTTCCGATAATAGGAATCTGCTTAACGGCTGCCCTGATTATAGGTTTCAGTACGTTCTGCAAGAATAATCCTGCTTTTGTCTTTTCTTTGCTCATGTGGTTTGTTTTTGATTTGTTGATGCCTCCGCTTTGTGTTCTGCGATATTTCCATAAATTATTCCGAATACTCCACCGGCAAGCGCACCTATTACGGTTGAAAGCCCAAGTAGGTCTGATCCTGTCTTTATTCCGGTGTAAATGATGAATGTTGCGCCTGCAATAAATGCAAGTCCGATAATTACCTTTCTCAATCCTTTCATTGTATTTTTAGTTTAGTTTTTATTTTCTGTATAGAATTGAATCCCGCTTACCTCTCCAATAGTTCCTGCGATAGCCTTGTCCTTTATTTGTTGGAATAGGGTCATGTCTTTTCGGGGGCTGCCCATATCTCAGCGTATATTTCATCCCACCGCTTCGGGTTATTTATGTTTATGCCATTGTCAAAATGAACAGTATCGAACGCCTTAAAATCACCTCCCCACCTCAACGTATTGCTACGCCTCACAAGCCCTATGAGTTGAGAAATTTCGTTAATTATCTTTGGATTATAATTTGGGCTTTCAGGTGCGAAAACTTCAAGCGCTTTACTTGACCACATCTTGCCCTTGAAATCAACCAGGTTGCAGTCAATAGCGCAACCTATCATGTGGTTTGATCTACGGGCTGGATTAACAATCGCTCCATTTATATTATCAGCGTTCGCCCTGTAAGATGAATTTACGTGAGCAGATAGTTTAACTATTTCCATGTAACGGCATAGCAACTCCATTGCAGGAACGAAGTCAGAATGTATCAGACACGGCTTACCTGCGAGTAACTTATGCTTGAACTCTTGAATCATTTTACTTTCAAGTTTTTAGATGCCCAACGGGAATTGTTCCTAAGCGTTTCTATTGCTTTTAACTTACGCTCCGGTGACATTTTTTGTCCTAAACGCGCCCTACTTATTTTTTCTCTTATTTCTGGACTCCATTTTAATCCCTTATTCCACCCACATGGAATATTCTTAGGTCGATGTCCTATTCTTTTTAATGTATCGCTTGTTTTTTTCTTAGACTCCTCCGTATGAGGTTTCATTTTTCTTTTTTGCCTTGCAACACATAGATTTCTAATATGGGTCTCTGAAAATTTACGATTCTTTCCAGCGTGGCTCATTTTTATTTTTGAATCTACTGAATGCGTAAATCCCTCAGACCCATCCCCTCCATCAGTCATATTAACTAACATTCCAGTCCCTAAATCGTGTCTTCCAAATAATTTAATATAATATTTTTCTCTTACAATAGCCTCTTGTCGAGTTAAATTAGATTCGACTATTGTTACAAAATATCCGTTCTTATTTACAACATTTTGCCACAATCTATTTCTATGCTTAATGGCGTAAGGTCTATGCTTTTTCCCAATACCAACATAAAATACTTTGTTTGTATTTTGTGTAGTATGAAAATAAACACAACAGTTTTTCATGGTACAAATATACTGATTAGGGTCGTTACAGACAATACCCCTGATGTATAGGTATCAGTTGAATCTATTCGTGTTATAATAACTTCTCGTATAGGCTTCACCCCCTCGTCTTCGTGCATCGTTTTCATTTTATGCCTAATAAATGTTTAATAGAATCTAAAAAAGCCCACCCGCTTCCAGTTACCGCAGCCATTCCCGCAGCAGTGTATTTCATTTTTTTATCAAATGAAATGTATTTTTCTACATTCTTTAATTTGTGAACAACACCATCAACTTCCGCATCCTTATCGCCAAACACGACATTATGAACTCTTTCCATTTTCTTATTAAAATCTCTCTGTTCTGAAATATGTGTACGCAACATATCCCGAAGCGATTCCGGTCTTTCGCTGTCTTGATATTGTCCGTTTATGAGTTGCATATATTACAAGTTAGGCTGAATTGGGGCTTCGCATTTATGGTAAAAAACGGGTCACTAATTAACACGAATAAAATTGCTTCCATTATCTTACATCCGGATAAACCCGCTTACGGTACGCTTCCGCGAACCTAAAAGCCCCGTTAATGATTACAGTCTGGCTGACAGTACCTTTTACAGTTGCTTTAATTTGGACAAATTGTGTCCAGTCGTGCTTTCCTGCAACGATATACGGATTGCCCACCTGCCCGAACCAACAATTGATTTGCATAGAGGTACTGTCCACTACCACGCTATCCGAAACGATACGGGTATATGGGGTGAGCGAAGATGTTACCACCTGAGCGTCTACGGTGTAGAACTGTTGCGCGAACCCTGTCAGGGATGCGGTTACGATTGCGAGTAAGATTATTGCTTTTTTCATTGTGTTGGTTTTTAAATTTCCTCGCTCCATGTGTAGCCGAGTGATGTTAGTTTGGTTTTTATTTGTGTTTTTAAATCTTCATCAGTCATTGCAATGTCAGCCGATAGCTTCAACTTTTCACTTCCATCAATTTTTGCCGTTCCTTGTTTATAGGAAATAGGCAGGTCATCGAAGTCTGTATCGTTGATTGTCTCTATTGCTATTTGTAGTGTCATGGTCTTTGTTTTGCATACCAGTCAACGGTTCCAGTGAAGGGCGATAAAAACTTCATTGTGAACCCGTTTACTGTTACACTTGATTTATAGTTCACGGAAATGGCGGCATCGTTATTTGAAAATGTTATTTTAGGAACTGTATTGAATGGAGAGGTGAAGACTATCGTTGCATTTTTTGAAGATGCAAATGTAATCGTTCCCGCCTCCTCTCTTTGGTTCTCCTTCCATTGTCCTCCTTCTGAGTAAAATATACGTCCTGTATTTATTTCAATAAACGACCAACTATCAGCCAACGGATTGGGTTTAATATCAGTAGAAAGTCCAATAAGTAGACCCCTCTTTTCTTGTCCTCCAAATACTGTTATTGCCATACTGTTTATTTTACTTCGTATTGAAATTCATAGGACATCGGCTGATTTGTTACATCGGTGGCTATCCATTTCATAACTGCAAAGTCTGCCGTTGCGTATGCGGTTGTTTCTATAATCGCTGCACTCTGACTTGCAATTCCTTCTGCGTTTGCTGTCCCTCTGCACTCTCCTATGATTGTCATATTTGAAGCGATAGGCAAAGATATTTTTATCAGTGTTGCTGTCAGCGTTGTAGTCGGGTCAACGTCTACCACCCCAGCAACGTGTACGACATTACCTACTCTTGTCCAAGTTGAGCGATAAGCGGTTGTTGCCGTAGTATTCGCGCTGTCGGTTATCGTTGCGGTGTATGTTCCTGATGCAATGTATTGATTCGTTGTTCCTGTTACTGCCCCTGCGTTATTATGTAAGGCGTTTCCGTATATCCTTCCATCATTGACAACTACTAATCTATCGGAACCATCCGCTGCCTCCAGCAACAACGCACTTGCCAAAGCGTCAGACGTTGAGCCTTTTACGTGGAGGCGGGCAGTGGGGGCTGATATTCCTATACCAACTTTCTGACTGCTATCTATTCTGAGAGCCTCTGTAGGAGCTGACTCTAACGCGCTACGAGTTGCAAAAGATAAATATCCAGCAAAATCCCCTGAAGTTGTGTTTGCTTTTCTTCCTGAAATAACCGCAAAGTAACCAGGTTGATTCGCGGTTCCATTGTACTGCCCCCCAAGCCCGATGCTTCCACCTTTATCAATACCAAAAGCATCATTTGCAACTATATTTACAGTATGTAAATTTGAAGCCAAAGTCTGAGAGGCAGTTGCCACATATAGTTTAGAGCTAAATGGATCGACATTATATAAATCGTCACCAAGCATAAAATTACCATCGGCTGTAACATTCAAACGAACTGTTCCTGCAAATGGGTCACCACCTAAAGAGGTTGATTGCCATAAAATGAAATTGCCATTTGACCCGCCATTCGTTTGAAAAGCCCAACTTCTATTTGCGGCATTTGCACCATTAGTATATAATCCCAATTTTGCCTGGTCAAAAGTGGCGTCACCTATTAACTTGACTATGCCATCATTTTGAATTTGAAAAATATCTCTACCCGTAACATTTTCAACCAATAGCCCACTTGCCGAAGCATCAGACGTTGAGCCTTTTACGTGGAGGCGGGCGGTAGGGGCGGTGGGGCCGCCGCCCAATCCCAACCCCATATCTCCCAATCCATTTACTACAAGAGTTGCATAACTACTGGTTGAATTTATAATAAGAAACGGATAAGTAGTTGCTAAGTCTGAAACGCCTCGTATTTTTAAACGAGTGTCAGTCGAAGCATTACCTCCAAAACCCCAATACGTTAAGTTTGTATTTACCAAACCATTATCTGCCCAATTAAATACTTCTTGAGAAATCGAATTATAAAACGCTAACAAACCAGTTGTCTTTCCTATCATACCAAAAGAATAATTGGCATCAAATCCATTCACCCCTAAACTACTTGATACTTTTGCCGTACCTGTGACTTCTAAATTATATCCAGGAGCCGCGTTACCTATCCCCAACCTATTATTCGTATTATCCCAAAACAACTGAGTAGCATCTTCCTGTAATACATTACCTGCGCCTTCAAAAAGTAAAGCACCACTCGTCCCGCTTGCTATTGCCGTGGTGCCGACTGTGAGACCGCCACCGCCAGTAACCGTATATGTAGGGTATGTTCCTGATACAGTTGTTGTCCCTGCGCCTGTTAATGTTACGGTTTGGTTTGGGGCAGTGTTGGTGATCGTATTTGTTGAAATAGAGATACCTGTTCCTGCAACCAACGTAGGAGATATTACTCCTATTTTCGCTTTCACCCAAACACCGCCTTTAAATACCATCATTGTATCAGTAGCAGCAATTGTAGCAGTTGATGCCGAAGGTAATTTTGTTATAGCAGTTCCTGCACTTGCTACCTGTCGCATTGTTGGCGTTTGTCCGAAAATTAAAATCGGAATTAATCCGAGTAGTGTTAATAGTTTTTTCATGTTTATCCTTGTATAGTTAACTGCCCTGCGTTATAACAAATAAATTTCGCTGAATTTCCGGAAGCGATAGTTATAGGCACACTTGCACCCTGTAAACCACTTCCATCTATCAAATAAAATTGTTCCACCCCGAATGGATACCAAAGTAAATCATTTGCTCCGTTGTTTTGAACCGTACGTGTTTCTCCGGCAACTGAAGCCGCTGAATTTTTTACGCCTGTTCCAGCCGCAACTGTATCTATCCTATTGAATGTTGCAGAAATTGCTGTTGCTGCTGCCTGATTTGCTCCGGCTGCTGCAATGCCTGAAACGTATGTCCCGCTTACAATTCCACTCGCTACAAATAAATCAAATATCTTCTGCCATGTCGTGCGCTTAGTTACAATATTTGCGCTATCGTTAATCGTGCTATCAGTTAGTGCGGGAGCAGCCTCTACTGGTAATGCGTTTACTTTTACACTCATGTTATTTATGGATAAATTCTAATTTCAAAAGCGTTGTTCGTTAAACAATCATCCGAAAGAACTCCCCCGAATGTTGAGGTAGTAAAAGAAATAAGATTAATTGAATTATGTTCAATTGAAAATCCGACATTCGATGGAGTTGAAATTCCATAGGCAAAGGTTTTTCCCAATACAAATGCGCCCGATAGAGTTGCCCTATAACTTCCAGCGCCTGTTCTCGAGAATACTATTGCACCAATAGTATTCTCCAGTATTGATGCTATTGGCGCGCCTGTTGCTACTTGTGTTAATACAGCAATGTATTTTTTGTAAAAAGAAGAAGCTGCATATCCTGAATTATCGATTTGAAAATTAGTTCCATCAAAAGTTAATGTATAGATAGTTCCGGCTTGTATGTCCCCTGCAACTAAAGCTATTATTCCATTTTTCTTTATTGCTTTTGCCGCTAATCCGTTAACCTGTAATGATGCGGCTCCCGTATTAGCATTTGTGAATAAAACCCTAAATGAATTTCCGGCAGCATAGGCGGCAAGTGCAGGCGTTAATGTAATCGCATAGGTATCTATTCCCGATGCAACTCCATAAGTATCAGATTGTATTTGTGTGTTTGCTGACAATCTCCAATTACCCGCCACAAGTCCCGAAGAAATATAATCAGTATTAGTATCTAATTGCGTTCCCTTTTGTCCGATGAAATCAGGAACCGCTAAACCTCTGGCCGTTGCATCCGCAAAAACCTGAGTACGATTGAGTGGATCATCAACCTTATTCCAAAAACTATCAACAATATCCTTTTCCAGCGCTCCGTGCGTTATGGGAGTAATGCTTTCCGGTGTCGTCTGCCCGGTAATTACCGATATAATATCCGTGGTTAATTGTGCGTTAGATTTTGCTGCCATGGTACAAAGATATAAAAATTATGAATTGCGCTTTCGGAGCGAGTTTTGACCAAAGGATAATTTCAATTCAATCGCTGCCAAAGGATAAGGGTACTTTTTCGTCTCTGGTATTATTGTGATCTCTCCGTCTTTAACAGGAACGCGAACTAATGAATGTCTCCCTTTTGAATTATAATCTGTTATCAATATTTGATCTGCCTGTAAAACATTGGTTGATAAATACCAGTCAATCCATCCGGGGACGGGTTTTATGTCCGATTTATATTTCGGGATTTGTTCGTCAATGATCGGCTTGAATGAATTGTAAGAGGCATCTCCGTATTGATTATATTCACGGTTATATGCTGGGTCGAGTTGTTCAAACATCCCTCTTAAACGAATCTCACCTTTCCATCCTGTGGAATAATCAATTTGAATAGTATTATTATCTAATGTCCCGCGAAGCCCCTGATTTAATGTTTCGATTTTAATAGTTCCTTCAGTTGCATGGCAGTTCCATTTCTTCAAACAATATTCTGCTTTGGAATAGGAATCAGTTACCACGGAAAATATATCCGTTTGTGTTACTTTCATTCTGTATCTGCCTATTCCATGAACTGCATAAACTTTATACCATTCTAAAAACATTCCAGTGTATTTCTTATTGAAGTCGTCAACAAAATTATTTCCTGAAAAGTCGGGATGTTTCCCTAACGGAAAGAAGCTGCCGAAAGTATTATCAATAATCGTTTCAATATCATTCCATCCATTGCTATATTTTTGCAGCGTTAGTGTAATCGCGCTTATCCCTGCATTGCCGACAAGATAAAATTCTGTTTTGTCGTTATTATTAAAATTTGTTGGATCGTCAGGGTCGGCAAATACATTTAAAGGGAAAGCGGAATCGCAAATATCACAGAATATCGGAGGAGTAGGAATAACCGGAGGCACAAAAATAACTCCGTCTTGTTTTATTTCTTCTCCCATGCGGGTAGCGCCTGAATAAACATCGTAATAAACAATGTCATTGGTTACTCCATCAGTATATCCTATTATTAGGGTTCCGCTTCCAATGCCGACATTAAAAGAAATACTTTGAACTCCTGCAACGATTGCTCCAATAGTGTTTTGCGTCCATCCATTAGGTTGAGCGGTGGCAAGAAAAGTAAATCCAACACCAATACCGGAAACGACATACGTTCTCGTATCTCCATTGTCAACAAATTGATTTCCTGTAATTGATAAACTCATGGGTCAATTAATTTTGTGCCGTTATAAAGTCTGCAATACAAAGTGAAGTTAGTCACACCTGGGAATATCACGGCTAATTTCTGATAGTCAATTTCCCCCTGAACGACAATATCTAATCCGGTTACGGTAATCGTGACAGGAATACCATTGTCATCTATTGCAATGTCATCGCCAAAGTCGGTTGAAATAACTATATCTCCATCTGAGGTTGAAAGTAATTGTTCGTTTGCGACCCATACAACATCTGCGGTTGCTGCATATTTAGAACTGCCCCTACTTCCTAATCTATCCCCTCCCTCAAAAGGTCGAAGCCTGAGAACTCCGGTAAGCGTGGCATCCTCTCCCACATCCCATGCTGACTGCTTAGTGAAGTAACCGAATACTGAAGTGTTCTGTCCTCCGAAAATATAAGCAGGAGTATTTGAAGGTGTTCCACCGACAGGACAGGTTTTAATTGAGCGTAAAGCATAATCAGGATTGCTCTCATAATCCTGTATGCCTGTCTGTTCGTTGCTTAAGTTCCATTCCGATTTTATGCTTTGCTGTCCGTTTATGTCTGTATAAAATAGTTCAAACTTGTAAAATATTTTCCAGCCAAAAGGCAAAGCTGAAATGTCATGATATCGTAACCATTTGTCATTTTTACCATTCTGAGGCTCAAGTGGGTCGTAAAAGTCATTGTCAGCTTGTGCCAAAGCCAGCCAGTATCTTTCATTGAAAATAAATGGAAACCAAAAGTTCCAAGTCCAATCCGAAGTTGAGGCAACGTGTTCTGTGAACGCTTTTATTTGTCTGCGGAAATCCCCGATCGGTAAAGCCCAGTTCCTATCCTGAGTGAAATTTATGTTCGGGGCGTAACCGTCCCCGCCCCAAGGTACGGATGGTGAGTTTGTCGCGTTGAGCGGAACAATAACTGAATCTAATTCAAAGCTTCGTGTCGCTGCATACTCTTCGCTATACTCTTCGCTGTAAATATTCGGCTTCTTTGCAATGACCGACATCTTAACAGATTGTAATGTTACTCCGGCAAATGCCCCCCCTATGTCAGTAGGAGCGTTAATCTTAGTACACATTACAATCTCATCGCCGGGGAATATAAACGAATGACCCTTTTCAAATGAAGGGTCAGCAACCGGAGAAAGGTCTGGATGTTCGCGTAAAGTGATCTTATTATATAGCTTGGTGACTGCCATTACTTATATTTTTCAACTGCTCCATTTTAGATTTCAATTCATCAATAGCTTTACTAACGCCCTTTTCTTCACTTATTTTTTCGTATTCTATTTTTTGTTCGGGGGTGAGTTTGGATTCATATTCTGATTTTATTTTATAAAAAGACTTCTCCATCATGATAATTGATTGAGCCATTTCTTCCGCTGCCGTTTTTGGGCTATTGTCCATTGGGTAAAGATATTTTAATTTGCAAGTTTATGTTTACTTCCTGTGCGCGAATTGCTCCGTTATTACTTTGCGGATTTTTCAACCATCCCGCTTTCCTAAATTCAATTTCTGCCCTTCCCGATTCATCGCCTATTCTCCATTGAATCGTGTCGGCAATTATCTCCTCGGCAAAGTTATCTTTTAATTTTGGATTGCTTACAAGGTTTTTGAAATCAGCAAGTGAAAGGATGAATGGATTCTTTTCAGAATCCTTATTTAATGCAGGAGAAATTTCAGTGAATCGATTATTAGGGCTTCCGACAAAAGCATCAATAGAATAAAAATAATCCCACAACCATTGTGCGTTTATTACAGTTTGATTTGCGGTTTGTAAGTATGCAATTCTTTTTTGTCCTCCAGCATACCCGCCCGATGCAATGAATTCAGGACGGGTAGTATCTACCAGTAAAAGTTTCGGAGTGCTTACCATGTCGTTTTCTAAAAGCAATGCACCTACACGGGAGGTATATGCTGACGATATGGGGGAGTAAGGCATAGGGGCAATAAACGGGATTGTATTTTGCAACAATGGCACCCAAGCCGGGGGATTTATTAAATTGTTCCCTATCCCATTCCCCCCAACGATAGAAACGATTGCATTGATGGCGTTCACTATGGCAGCCACTATCTGTACTATGGCAACTATTAAGTTCATTAATATATTGAAAATAACAATAAGGATATTTATAACCAGTATCAATGCGTTCATTACTATTATAGCAACATTTATAACAGCAATTCCAGCATTATGAATCGCATTAAAAGCTGGAATCAAAGCGGTATAAATGTCTTCTATGAAACTTGTCGTGTCTTTTCTTATTCCCCGCGCTGCCATGATCTGTATTTCCCGAAGACCTTTCAGCATAACGAGCAACTGATTTGTAGTAATGATTTGCGAATGTGTAGCCTGTAAAATTGTACCTATATATTTGTCAATACAGTTCTTGTCGTTCAAATCTTCAGCAAATCGTATTAATATATTCGCTGTTAATTCATCCGTATTGTACCCGTTCCAGTCTTGGCGAATATCTGGCAACTGATAAGGGGTTCCTGCTGGGTAATAATCTCTACGCTCTAATACTAAATCATTTGTCTGATCTGGGATAATTATTTTCCCATTACAAAACTTCTTAACCAATCGGAATACATCTCCACCAACACCATTCATATATCCCTTTTGTATAGTGGTATCGGTAGAATCATGTGGCGCACCTGTTGCATACCCCGGACTGGTAAATCCTGTCTTTGCGAATCCGGCAAATGATATTCCGAAAATAGAATTACCAGTAGGGCTAACTTCTATTTGCGGATTAAACTTTTCAGGAAGATAGGCTATTTGATTATAAGGAGCGACATTCCAAATCGAAGAATTAAAATCAAGTCCCAGTTTATGCGAAACTATTTTTAACATATCAATGAGCAACATCGCTCCGTGATATTTTATTGGTTGAACTAAACAATTAAACAAATGATTTATTAAGGCAACCAAAGCAATAAGCATGAAAACAAAAAACACTATCTCTAAAACGACCTGAGCGATACCCACCGATGGCATTACGCCAGCCACTGGAGTGCACCACTGAATAAATTGCTTTATCCCTTGTGAAAGCTGAATGATAATATAACTCATGGAAAACAATGTCATAAAAGCATCCTGCCTGTTCGGTATTGTCGAAAGTACATACGGAATATAAATACATCGTTTGTCAAAAAAGTCCTGATATGAACTGTAAGCAATTCCGTCTATCGTAAAAGCTACCGGAGTTTCATTATACATACTCTCAAAAGTAAATCCATCAATCCGGTCATCCAACCAGTCAAGGGATTGTAACATTTTAACAGATGCCTCTATTCCGTCATTGCTGCGTTTGAATCCTTCCATGAGATTCAAGTACATATTTATCGTTTCGGTTACTCCACGCTCTTTTATTTCAATATCAAATGGCAACCCCTCCGTCAAACATCCGGGAGAAGTAGCGATGTAATTCATTATCGTCTGAATATCTTCTCTGGCCAAATAAAGATTATTAATTCCTACATGAGGCTTCGGCTGATTAATAATAGACTCCTGATCGTGAGAAATTTCAAGAGATATTTCCCGACTATTCACCGGATTAACGTAGTTCCCTAAAAGTTTGTATTTTACAATCATCCGTTAAGTCTAAGCGAAGGGCGCGAAGAAGATTTTTTATGGTGAATTATAGTTGAAACATTCTTTTCCTGAATCTGCTCCGTCCATTCACCAAGTCTTTCCAGCCTATTAGACTGCACAGGACGAGATGCCATGTCATTACGCAATGCCTTGATTTCCTTGGTCATCTCCCGTACCTGATAATCAACGTATGAATGTACCGGAACTTCAGCTATCTTCGGAAAGAAAGTGCTATTCAGGTCAGGGGACACCGCCCGCCTTACCAATTCGTCATTGCTTATGCCATCTAACTGGTCATTTAAGCGTTTTGGGACTACCCGCTCGTTATCGTGAAGAACTGCCACCCGTCCGCCTTTCGCGTCCAGAGGGCTATCCGTTGTGCCTGTATCAGTGGTTCCTTCGTAGAAGCCGGCAAACATCTTGGAGAAAACGGCTGATACCATGCCGGATGCCGCCAATGCCTCACCGAACGCCTGCATAAACGGCTTCTTATCGTCTTTTAAAGCGGTTTGTAGGGCAGACGTGAACGCGTCTATGATCGCAAGGGCTTCCTGTTGCTTGGCTGCCTTCTTAGCATCCTGTATCTTCTTTTCCTCTGCTTTGGCAGTTTGAGCCATTGTTTCAGCCAATACGTTGTCTTTACCCTCAGCTGCTAACCTTGCCTGTACGTCAAGCATACGAGCATGCATATCAATGTCGCGCTGGTCGGCTTGCTGTTGGAGGTCTGAGCGTTTTTGGAGACCGTCTGCGATGCCTTCGGTGATTTGATCTGCCATATCAAATGCCTGATCAATTTGTTTTTTTCTAATTTCTTGTTGCTTTTTAGCTGCATCATCTGCAATATCAGCAAGATTTTTTTGATGCAACTTATCGTTTAATTCAACCCTTTTTTTGAAAGCGGCAGTTAGTTTTTCCTCCGCAGTAAATTCATTTTCAAGGGCTATTAACTCAGCCTGAAATCTTGCATTTTCATCATCTACTTTATCTTCTGTTAGCTTGGCTTCCAGCTCTAAGTTCCCCAAAATTAAATCCATTTGTCTCTTAGCAAAATCTTCCGCTGCCTTATTTTTATCTTCCTGAGCCTTTATAAATGCTTGGGAATCCTTTGAATACAAATCAATGGCTCTCTTAATCGCTTCATCTAATACTTTTACTTGTTCTTCCCATTGTCTTGTCAACTCTTTTTGCTGGGACAGTATTTCTTTGTTCCCCTTTTTTTCTGCCTTTTGAAGGGCAAGAATATCTTGGCTTCTGTTTCTTTGAATAGTAAACAATGCCGCTTCTAATTCCGCTAATTCTTTTTTATCTTCTTCGGTTGCTCCGGTTTCTTCGTTTTCAAGTTTCTTTGCTGCGAGTAATAATTCTGCCCGCTCCTCTTCTTTATTAGCTAATTCATTTGTTAGTTTTATTGCCTCCTCAATAGCCTTTTTTCTTTCCGATGCAGATACATTTTCTGTATCTGCTGCTTTTTGTTTTGCGTCTGCAATTCTTGCCTCCAATTTAGCCCTCTCAACTATTAATTCCCTTTCTATGTCATCGGCTTTATCCCTCATCTCAGCTATCTTTGCTCCTGCTGCTGCCGCCTTAGATGTTGAGTCTATAAAGTTGTTTACTGATTTTGCCGCTGCATCAAAGCCAAACACGGATAAAGCGTCTGCGATTAAATGTCCTGCTGCCCCTGCTGCTGTACCTACTGCTTCAAACGCTGATACAACTTTATCGAACAGAAAATTAGCTAATGGCTGTATTAATTTAAATAAACTTCCAACGACATTGCTTATAATAGCAAACCCTTTCGCCATTTTATCCTGACCTTCCTCTGTAGACTCAAAGGCTTTTTTTAGTGCTGATAAACCCGCAACAATTGCCGTTATTATTAATCCTATCGGATTTGTTAAAAACGCCTTGCCGATATTCCCGATTCCGGATATAAATCCCCCAAATGGAGTTCCTGATAATGCCTTACCATAATCACCAACGCTTCGGCTGTGCTGCCCCATTGAAGCATCAATGTCCTTCAGCTTTTGATTTAACGTATTAGCCTCTTTTGATGCTTCTTTTGCCGCCTTACTACCTATGCCTTGTGCTGCTCCTAATTCTTTTGCCTTCTGAGCTGCTGCTGTATATTGATTTTGTAGCGCTTGATATGCAGATGTCTCAGCTTTTAATGAATCCCGAAATTCCTTTTTCTGTTTATTTACGATTGTCTGAGCCTGTATCTGTACTTTCTGAACTTCGGTAAGTCCTTTTTCCGCATCCCTAATTTTCTCTAAAGCAGCTGCGATCTGATGGGCTTCGTCCAATGTTTTAGGATCGGTTAATGGGATTTTCTTCCCGGTCAGAGTAGCAAGTTCCTTGAATGATTTTATAAGTTCATTTAGCTTCGCCAAAAGAATATCAGCGGATGTTGCCGCTGGCTGGAAAACATTCTCCTCAATTATCTGATTATGCTTTATTGTTTCCTCAGCCATGTTTTGCGGTTTGTTTTTTCGCTCTGTCCTGTAATATCTTCACGTATGAATAGAATTCGCCTACTGTTACTATCATTGGATTAAGATGTCCCCATTCCAATTCAACAAGTGCTTTTAATTCGTGAAAGTTCATGCCTTTATCATTCGCCTGTAATGCTTTCAGTTGTTCTTCCGCGATTTTTATAAAAGCATTTGCGGATTTATTATCATTTGCTATCTTGTCAACCGTTAATGCAATTATTTCCTTTTGCTTTCTTATAATCTCTAATGAGTTATCAGAGAACCCGAATCTGTCAATAAATTGATCTAAAATTTTTCTCCATAATATGCCTAATACTACTCCGCTAATCTTTCCTACTTTCTTTTTCTCGATATGCACATTATCCGAGCGAATTAACCAAGCTAAATTCCCGCTCTCCTGAATTTTATTCCAGTTATAGATGCAAAGGGTATCTATTGAGCGATAGCAATTACTTGAATATCGCTTGTAGAACTTCCTCGCGCACCATTGGCAGAATGAATTGACGAACTTCTGATAAACTCGTTTCATCCAGTCCGATGGGATTCCCGCCCACATACCCACCGATGTCAATCTGCCCATTGTCTGTGTCTTTTATTGTGTCGCCCTTGACTATTATTGTTTCCTTTTCTGATTTTACTTTAATTGAATTATAGAACGCCCCTGTGTCGTAAAGAATAATGGGACCCGATGGCTTACCATAGATTCTCTGCGATACTTCCGAATATTGCCTTGTGATCTCCTTCCCGGACGGAAGAACGTGCCTATCTCGCAGCTGTTCTTGGTTCAAATCAATTATCTGCTGCTGAACTCCTTTATTGTCGAATACCTTTTTGAGAAGTTTGTCGCTGTCGAGCTTCTTGACATTATTTGCTATTCGTTTCAATGATTCAAACATAAGCAAAGATATAAATAAAAAAGGAGCTACGTTTCCGAGCCCCTTTCTTACAAACACATGGCAACTATTTTTATGAGGAACTTACTTCAATAGGGTTTTCTTTCATGCAGGTGAAGTCGTAACCTGTTTTAACAGCATAGGGTACGAGCGCATCGCCCAATGTTTGAGAAGTGAATGCCAGAAGATACGTTCCGTCCGGTTGTTCGGTAACGCTTGTAATCGTTACATCCGCATCATCGGTGGCGTTGTAAATCTTTGATGTCGCTGCGCTGTCAGATGAAACGAAATCAGCAGCGACAAGTCCGTCTGCAGTATAGGGATTAATAGCCGAACCGAATATTTCCTTTGTAACAAGTTTTATGGTCAATGAAGTTTGCGTCATATCAACCAGCTCATAGCAGATGTCGAGCAGTGCTTTCATCAAAAGGATGTCGTACCCGTCAAGTTCAGAGCAGTTAATCCAAACGAGGTTCTCATCTCTTTCAGTTGTGGAGAAATTGAATGACAGGGCAAGGTGCTGAGCCTGTGTATCAACCTGTGAAGAAAACATAAATCCAGCATAAACAGATTGTTCGTCAATCTGAATAGGCACGATTGAAAGATTGTCGTCTGAATTATTCCCGAGTATCTGACGGGTAACGGATAAAATAAACACGCTGATTCCGTCCGAGCAACGAGCGGATTCAATTTGCTTTTTCATTCCCGGTGCAGTCGCCCCGCTTCCAGATTCCGCTGTGATTAGCGCAGTGAAGTTCCGTGAACCTTCAAAAAGGAATTGCTTTGACTGATCAGAGAATTCCCAATACTGAGGATCAGCTCTTTTGTTGGCAACTTCTTTCAGTTTCGGGGATGGATACCAACGCTTTGTCGGATCAGTGTGATTCACCATCGAATCAAAATATGCTTTGTTAAGGTCTTGTGTTTTCAGGATTCCGTTTTGCGCTCCTGTGGAATCGAATGTAGGGACGAATACAACCATTACGGCTTCGTCAAATTGTGTGGTGCAACGATGTCCGAGGTTGCTTAGTGTTCCACCGCATTTACATATTGGGCAATTCATTTTGTTTGGGTTTTAGTGTTTGGTTATGTAAAAGTATAAAAATTTAATGATACGACAATTTATTATTTTTAAGAACCCGACCCCGACCCGATACTTCCCCCTGAGTGACAAGGATAACAATTTTCTATTGCTCCCTTCCAAATAGCCAACGGCTGAAACTCAATCGAAACACCTCCGCGCTCCGGTATCAATGACTTTTCCATCCCTTTGTTCGGAACGAATAGCCCAAATTTTGCGAAGTTCTCAATATCATATCTCAAAGTTCGTAGATCGAAAAGTTCCGGCATGGATTTTATTTTCTCAATGATGAGTTGCGCCAGCCGAAACATCGTGTTTACAGCTTTTTTATACGCCTCATCGGTTAGCCATAATTCGTTATTTGATTGCGTGGTTAAAAACAATGTGAACTTTATTTCTCGGTCAATACTGCTTAATGGACTTTCATCGTAAGAATCGGTGAACTGCTCCTCAAACCAAACTGAGGGAGTTTTTTTATATTCATTCCCCTCTTGTCCGGTTTCAATTACATACGCCTTGGGTGTACCATGAAAGAAATAAGGCGGGTACATATTGAATGTATCGGTTGTAATCGGGTCGCCCTTCACTACCATAATATCATTTGAGCAACCTCCACACACATCATTTGTCGCTGGCTGAATATCCATGATAAGATATTTTTTAGTTCCGATCATTACGTAAAACGAAGGCTGGGCGTGATACATATTGTCAACTTCAAGAATGAATGTGCCGTCTCCGTTATTCGTTTTTTTTATAATTGTAACAGGGAAAGTCATAGACAGTATCATGTCGCCTATGATGTCAACGGATGGACGTTTATAGATCATTTAATGAAAAGTAAAATGACTGCCGAAACTGTTGCGCTGAATAAAAATATTCCAGATATAATAATAAATAATCCAATACGATAATAATTTGTTTTCTTTTTGGCGAGAATCCCATTTCCTTCGTATTCATCTTTAGGTATAGAATGTCCCATAAATGTCATAGTAGTCCAGCATATCGGAATTTGAAACACACCCCATTGTATTCAGGATAGTCCACTTCATCATGCTTTCCGACAAACCATTGTATAGCTCCCACGGATATTAACGCCTGATTCCATTTCTGTTCTGCGAAACGTGTAGTATTATCAGCTGGTACGTTAGTAGAAACTTCGGACTGATTAATTATTACGCCTCCCTGCGAGTGGCGTACTTGTGTTTCGGAAACGTATTCGTAATAAATTAATCCTTTGAGAGTATCCTTCATGCCTTTGCTTTCCATAATTCCACCGCATCCGCATAGACCCGACCCTGAATCCTGTGCTGTGAAGGGGTCGCGTATTTTAACGAAGCGTGCATCAACTGGATTCGCGGCTATCCCAGCAATGAACAGATCGCCAAGCTGTACGCCAAGTATTCTCCTGATATAGTGCGCCTCGAATCTGTCTATGTACGATTGAATTACCGGATTAGTGGCAATAGACTGTGCCAGCTGAAAGAATCCTGTTTCAAAATCGGAGGGGGAGAGGAGAATCATTTATCCAAAGGTAAACATTATTTCGGTGTAACAAATTCATGCGATATTATTTTTAACATTTCAACAAGTCCTTCATTATTTTCATGATATGGATGATCCTTTAATAGTCTCCCGTCTTTTAGTATTCTGCCATTGCAATTTAAAGCAGTAGCGTCAAAACTTACTAATTTAATATGCGAGCATCCTAATAGTTGCGCTACCTTAACAGAAGAAAATACACTTGGTTTATTCCATTTATAACCAAATCTTTCATTGTTGAAAGTATATCTATTCGGATATTCAGTCATACAGTTGTTGGATTCTAATTCGTGAACTAAAAGTATTGCTCTTTTTGGAATTACTTTCACCAATTCTCCGAAAATACAAATTTGTTCCCCTGTACATTTACATTCAAATCTATCGTGTCCTCCCGGATTATCTTTCTGCATGGAATAAATAATATGCGGAATTTGCAATGATTCAATCCTGAGAATATTATCATTGAGTGCTATTATAATTCCATTGCCAAAATAGGATTCATTTAGATGCTGAATACTTTTCCCCGACCCGATTATGTATGCAGTTTCTCCTTTATGCTTTCCCGTCAATGTTTCTATTTTCATTTTGCACTTCCGAAACTTCCATTAAACTTTAAATGTTCCCTGTCTTTCGAGTCTTTCCATAACCTATATGAGTGCCAAATATAAATCCCATCCATCCTGTAAATTTCTTTTCCCGCAGCGTAAAGTTGTTTGCAGAAATTATCATCCACCCATAGATAAATTTTCTCCTCCGTATATTTTATTTCGTTCCATGTTTTTTTACTTACAAGATGTAAAAATCCAGACATAGAATCGGTCATACGCGTATAACCATTCCGGTTTCTTTTTACGATTCTATCCGCCAGACGATAATGATTCATAAAATCTGGATCGCCACTTTTTTTATTGTTCCACCTTTGGGCGTGCTGTCCTATTCGAGTAGCAAAACAAGTGAGTAGTCCAGCATCGGGAAGCAGACGAACATACTCATACATTTGCGTAATACTTTCCGGGTGTATAAACATTACATCCCAATCCAAAATACAAAGCCAGTCATCTTCTCCTATCTTTGAAAACGATTCATTGATTGCCTTTCCGTAATTACCCTCGGTTGACCAAGGATGTTCGATGTGGATTTTCATATCTCAGTAGCGATTTGATGACTTATATAAACTCCGTCCCTTGCTCCGTTGAATGTTCTTCCGGTTGGTTGCTGTATAGTAGGCTTAATTACGGTTGTCATTGTCATTGTCTCTAATTGTACCGCTTCATTTTTTGACGTGGTAGGATATAATTCATGCAAAACTTTTTTTAGCCCCTGCCCAATCGCGCTATCTGAAATGCTGAATACATTCGATCCTTCAATCCTGCGTTTTATCTCTTTATAATTCGGATTTGCTATTTTAATATCTTTTCCCTGTTCCCCTTCGATATTCAAAAAATTAGCATACAGAGATTTTATAACATATCCCATACCGATATTCCAATTAACTAAACTCATCACTCTGATAAATTCAGCTTTGTTATAAATAATTGGGGTATGGATATCGAAATACTTTTGGGGATGTCCTTGTAAAGCATTCCGAGTATTTCTAATTGAAATAGTATAAGGATCGCCAGCCCCGCGCCAGTTGTTCTTTCCACCCCTACCCCTTACCTTTTCGTCTAAGGTCTGAGAATATAGATATGGATAATTTTCAGCGTCAACATCCTTCGTGATGAAGTGATCGTCATTCATGAACAGGAAGTTGTCGGACAGGGAATGCAAGTTACAGGCGAACTTTATTTTCTCGTATATGTTCCTTTCATGGTTGTGTTTATCTTCATGTGAATAGTGCTTCACTCCGGTCATCCAGTGTGGTAGAACTCCGACAATATAAATATCCCTGTAATTTTTTACGTGCTTTTCGATAGAGCGAAGGGCAAAACGTATCTCATTATTTTTCCAACGAGAGCCTTTTCCGAGAGGGATGACTATATCAATGGGCATTATGGTATAATAGAATCAATGAATCGTTGAACTGCCTGTCGCATCGCCTCGGTTAATCTCTTCGGCACTCTGAATGACCACACCTTCGTTTCCTCTTTGCGCGGTCTGCCTCGTTTGGGTTTCATTTTAGAAAATATACTATAATAAAATCAATTAATACAATTAGCAATGCATGATAAGCAATGGCGACAGGAGTTAGCCAATGCACATCTGCGCCTTTAGAATCTGGGTCTTTAAATAAGATAAAAAGTCCGATAATTGGAATATAGTATTGTAGTAATCTTTTTCTCATAATGCAAATATAATCATTTTCGTTTACATCAATACAAATAAAAAACCCCCTACGTTTCCGTAGAGGGCTTCTCATTAATCTATTTCGATATGTTCACCTGAATCGGTATCGATGATGTCTCCCGAATCAGTTGTTATTCATGCTGGGCAGCTTGAACCAGCAACTTCCAGAGCTGCTTTGATAGTGCAGATGTCATCGTAAACAAACGCTTGCTCATCCAGCTTCTTCACGAATGCGTGGAATCGGCTCTCTCCAACGATTGTGAAAGCGTTATGGATGAACTGGTCGTTAATCCATCCGATACGAACAGAGTAGGATACATAGTTGGTAATGTTGTATTTGCTCATGTCTGCAACAAATATTTTACCTACCGGAATCTGCTCCATTGGAATGATTGTTACTCCACCTATTACTACTCTGTTGAACAATGACGCCTGTGGATAGAGTGGTAATCCGTTCTGATCTTTCGCAGCAACAAGTTGCTTGAAGAAGTCAACAGGATTAATTAATACCAGGTTTGCCTGATATGGCATTTCATCGGTGTAATTATGCGTGGTGTAAATGTCGGTGATTACTGCGTTAATTACATCCATGAAGTTCACGAAACTCAAACCATTCAGTCCAGTAGGGTCGAATGCACGAGCGTAAAGAGTTGCCCCTTTAGGTTCTGCACCTGTTCCTGTTCCGAAAAGAATACCCATTTGCTTTTTCAAATCGTGCTTCTTAGCAAGAAAATCATAAGCGATGGATTGAAGACCGGGAATATCCGTTACCGCTTCTTCGCATAGAGCCATGTAAGCAGCAACCTTTTTAGGTTCAGCGTAACGAGTTTCTATTTTGAAATCAATCTGTGGTTTGATTTCACATTCATCTACGAACGAGAAGTCACCATCTTTAGGCAGAGATTCTGTGTAGGCGTAAGCAGCAAGGGAAGTTTGCAATGTGGTTACAAGGCTCTGTATTGTTGCGCTATTCAAATTCACATTTGTAGGAGGAGCAATTTGAACACCAACCAGATCAGGAATCCCGTCAGGATTAGTAGCCGACCCGGTAGTCATGTTACCAACTGCCTTGAATTCTATTGAGCCTGTACCGGCACGTTTCATTTCAAGAATCTTTGCAGCGTTCTTTTCGATGAAATCGTATAGTTGTTCTTTTACGGTGTTGCCCTTCCCGCCTTTTGACTTCAATGCTTTGATGTCAATGATAGCGGTGTTCAGTTCGTCTGCCAGCGTTTTGAAGTCAGCAGAATTTTTCATGCCGTCTTTTTCAGTCATGAGTTTTGCTTTTGCTTCAAGTTCAAGGCATTTTGTTTTCAAAGATTCGTATTCTGAATTTTTGCTTTTCAGTTCGGCAACTTCTGTTTTCAGAGTTGCTGTTCCTTCGTCAACTTTTGTTTTAAAAGTCGAAACAAGGGAATCATATTGTTTTTGTTCTTCGGGTGTCATGGTAAGATTAGTTTAAGAGGCAGTTAAGAGGCGTTAAAGTTTAGAGGCGTTGCGTGATCGGTGCGGCTTCTTTAACGTGTGGAGTGCCGGTGGGCGGCTCTTCCGAAAGGAGTGCTATTCAAAAACAAAACTACATCAAATCAGAATCGGAGCGCAGAAACTTTATTAACAAGTTCGGATGTTACGATGCTTTTCTCATCCTTAGATTCGCTGTTCATAAGTTCACCCAACTTGCCGTAATCTATACCTGTTGACTTTTTATCCGGTAGTTCTTTCGTTTCGTTCGCTATTGTCGGAGTAAGCTCATTGCTCCCGGCAAGCACCGCAGAAATCTCAATCAGCTTTGCCTCACTGACAGCCCAAAAATATCCCTGCTCCATTGCTCTTTCTTTGTTGGCGATCTGATTGATGTGTTTCTGCCATGTGGCGTATTCTTGTTTCTGCATAGAATCATTCACACCCAAATCAATCTTAACGTAAATCATTCCTACGCTATGCTGATTGATCTCTTTGGACAGATATTGTCCAAACACCTGAGCGTTCATGTCCTTGCTGATATTGGAATCCATCATAAGAGCCATTGTGTTCCCTGGCATATTAACTCCCATATCCTGCCAGCTTACTTGCTTCTCGTAAATCTTTGTCGGCTTACCTACCTTCGCTGTGATCTTCTGCTCGTGATCGTGAAGATGAAATATTTTATCCTGCCTTTCTGAAATTGACTTTGTGAATGTCCCGTCCAAATGAACATCTGAATGGCTATCCATCCAGTTATAAGTATTCCCGATAATGGTACGTTTGATTATGCCTGAGTTAATATCATCCTGATAGTTCGTATTAAGAGCTTTCGTGATCGGTTGCGATTCACCCATCGAAACATAATCCGTAAACTTTATCGCTGCCTTTTTCAGTTCGATTAGTTCCTTTTTATTCGCAACAAGAAAAGCGATACGCTCGGCTACTGTTTTATGTTCGGGTAGTTTCATTTGTCTTTGAGTATTATCGTTTCGTTATCTTTCGCTTCCTTCTTTTCATCAATAGATTTTTTAAGGGATGCAATATTTATCTTCTCCCGTGAATATTGTTCGTCTTGCATTTTCTCCGCATACTCCTCAATCGTCATTTCTTTTACCGGCTTATCCATCTTACAAAAGTATGAATTAATTTGTTGGTGGCGTTTGTTGCTGTGCTTGTGTCGGTGCTTTCGGCTGAATCGTTTTAGTCCCTGTCATTTCAACCCCGGCAAGCTGAGCGTATGTTTCGTGAGAAATTACCCCATCGTGTAAAAGCAAACTCAGTCGTTCTGTTTCCACCTTATCCTCCTGCGCCTCTTTCAACCCGTCTTCCTTCATAATAGGCAGCCAGTCATAAGAAAGTATATACTTCCTTCCCACTGCCGGTTGCAATGCACTTGTCATAATTCCAGCAAACGAATCAGCATCCTGCATGATGGTAGTTTCGATAGTATTCTTTTGCGCTCTGATTTGATTTTCGTATGTACTTCCGGGAAACCAGGGGAATATATCTTTTGCCATTCCGAACATAGCGCATATGTTCGCAGCGTCCGCAGCTTCGTTTTCGAGAAGCATCATATCCCTCTGTGGGATAGAAATGATATTGAACTTTGTCGGAACATCAACGATCTTAATCTTTGAGGTAGGAGAAAATAGATTGTATTGATGTCCGAGTTCTTTTTCTATTTGCTCGCGGGCTTCGGTTCGTAATGGTAAAGCTGATCCCAGCGCGTCTTTTCCCTCAGGTGAGATATAACCCTTTACTCCAAAGTTCACCGATAGAATGTTTCTCGTTTTCAATGATGCGACCAAATTATTCACCGGAAGGCTCAACGAAGGTATTTTACTCATACCCTTTCCTTGCATGAAAGAAAAGTTTTCTGCTTTGAAGATAATATCTTTTACATCGTAGTATTTATAACTGCCTCCATAATTGAATATGAACTTATCTATGATGCCTTCAAGTTCGTACTGGTCAAAGAAAGTAGTATTCTTTAGAAATCGGATTGACATTTCATCGGATGGTAAATGCCACAATACTTTCGGAAGTACAAGTGTACTCCCTTGAATTTTATAAATGAAATTATTTGAGAATAGAGATTTATAGAATGATGCTTGGAATAAAAAGTCTTCACGTGACTGTAAAATGTTAGGAGCATTCAATAGTTTTAGCCCTTCGTCATCAGGAAATTCTATTGATTCGTCATTCACATCTATGCACTTCCATTCACCTGACGAGAACATCTCCGCTTTCTTGTCAATGACTGCGCGAAGATGCGGACAATGACTGTAAGCAAACATTGAATCATTACAGTCGATTTCTATTGTGGGCTTATCCGTCCCATACGATTGAAACCTTCCGGCTCTGGTGAAAAACCTATCTCTGCCGAATTGCCAAAAGGACTTAGAAAATATGTTAACATTAGCTGGAATGAAGTTCATGTAAGCAAAAGTACAAATATTATTTAATACAACTCAACTAAAGAGTTGCTTTACGGATGCGATTGCACGCTTCAACGGATTATTATAACAACTACTGCACAAATCTACTTTGCAAACAGAACAAAGGCGAACTAATTTTTTGCGTACATCTTTACTCACGAGCTCGCACGCCCGGCAAACTCCGAGATGCCAACGACCTGATCCACATGGTTTACATACTCTTGCCATATTATTTATCTATTATGTGTTTGAAGTCTGAAACCACGCTATATCCAGTCGCAGATAAAATGTGATCGTACTTCTTAATCGTTTCCGATAATTGCTTTCCATCTACAACACGATAACAAAAATTCTCCTGCTCTTTTCGTAAATCAATATCTTTCACCAAATGTATATTAAATTTCTTTATTGATGTGATCCAGTATTCACGTGAGCCGGGAAATTTCTTAGTCGGCAATACATATTTTCCTTTTGCTTGCAGGTCGGCTATCCATCCCGGTAAATTATTATCGCAGTTCACATGGGTCTTGCCTATTCCTATTTGTAACTGTGTTAGCACCTGATTAACAATATCGCTGCTCTCTGTCGGAGCGTAAAATAATTTCTGAATAAATAAATCGCACTTTGGTTTTCGTAATCGGATAGCACACTTCACAATAGCCGTCTGAGCTGTCATTCCAAAGTCCATTCCGTAACTTATCTGATCGCAGTCGGCCGGGATGGCATCCACCCAGGTAACTTCAGGGAATACCAATCCCTCCCGGTTGCATCGCTCACCAAGTCCGTAAACTTTCCATCGGTACTTGTCAGCTGTGCCGTTGGTTACGTTCTCCGGTATGTCGGGATTGTATGATTCAATTTCTTTTTTGACTGATGGTTGAAGGTGTCGGTTGTTGAGGTAAGTCGAATGGAGGAATACGCAATCGCTACGTTTTTCAAGTGTGTAGACTTCATGATCGGAAAACTTCGGGTTAAAATCCATCAACACTAATTTTCTGCAACGCATTATTAGTCCATCGCGCGATCCCTTATTCGTTTCGAGAACTTCATTGAAAAATAATATATCGGACGGATACCCCTCCGTTGCTTGCTCATCGTCAAGTCCCCTGAATTTTATTTTATGTCCGAATAATTTATATACAGGCTTCGGAGATTGTATCATGTCATTCGGATTATATATCCCGATAACTTTCAGGCAGTCCTGAAATTCCTTCATAGTGAAGTCCCGGCAATTAACGAGAGTATCACGTAGGATATAAATATCTAATGATTTCTTTTTATGAATTCTGCAGAGAGTTACAATCAAATGGAATGAATCCCAAGTTTTACTGCTGCGAGAACTGCCAGCATTCACTATAATTAATTTTGATTCTTTGGAAACTCTTTCTTTATAGAGTTTGCACATTTTAAAGTACAATTCGTTTGGCTCAAACATCTTCTTTTGGCGTAACATCTTCGCCTTTATATGTTACTTGGTGTGGGATATTTATTTTTTCCCCATCGGTGGTTATGTCTGTTGAATCTTTCAATCCAAGATCACGGGCGATTATGTTAGCGTTAAAAAATCCTGCCGCAGCTCCTGAGAACTTTTGATCGTAAACAGTTTTTTGTATCTCGTCAATTACCTTTCTGAATTCCGGTTTTTCTTTTGTGTCGAATTGCCTGAAGTACGCTTCATTGCATCCGATGTAAAGACAAAGTCCGGTCATAGTGTACGGACGCATCTTGTCGCGATGAATTTCTGTTACGTCCCTGCCTACAAAATCCTGTTCCTTAAACGGATTCTCATCGCACCATGTAAAATATTCGCAAGCCGCTTCCCAAAGTAATTGAGCGTCAGCGAATAGGGTGTCTTTCCCATGCTTAGACCGTTGCTTCCAAAATTGATTTCCTTCAGGTGCGGACATGACAGTAGAATTATCTTAACACAAAGTTACAAATTCCCTACAATCCCCATAATTCAATCAGAAGGGGGGGTAGGTTGAATAGTTTTAGGGAATCCATACATCCTTCCGTATTTTGGTTCACTATGTTTAAATATAGCGTTATTTTGAGTTAGTTGGTACATTTGGTACAAGGTTGGTACATACTTTGGTACACCCCTATTGTTACTATATAAATTTAATTAAAAAGTATATATATGTACCAAATGTACCAGCATATTTGGGAATGTTGGAAGTCGGTATTTAATCTACAATTCCCAAAAGGCATGGTACACATGGTACAGGTGGTACTTTTCATAGGTAAAATTGATGTACCTAATTGTAGTAAGGTTATTGGTTCAGCTTGGTACATACCTATCAAAATTCTTCTTTTTCTGATATTACCTCATTTATTTCTTGTTCTGATAGGAACGATGAACGCTTAAATTCAAATGGCCTGTTCATTACCTTTGATCCCTCACCAAATGGAAAGTACCTTTTTTGCTTTGGTTCATCGAGTTTAAATTCTTCCTGGAGCAGCTTTTTTATTAGCGATGGTGATGCGTATGAGTTGTTTTTAAACCAACGATCATAGATATTTACTGATGTTGCATATAAGACATCCTCTGTGGGCTTCTCAAAGAATAATTCCCTAATGCGTATTTCTATGTCCTTAATGAATACTTGTCGGCTGTCCTGTTTAACCTTTAATAATTCATGCGTACCTATTTCCTCTGCGGTGAACACCATTCTTGAATCAAGGTTCTCGTAATCAATAACAGGCATTTGTAAAAGGTATCGAAGGAACTTAGGTATTTCATTAAATAAGTTTTGAAGTATATTCACATTCTTTTTACCTGTTATTGGTTTTAATTTTCTAACCCAAAAACGAATTTCTTCAACATCAATTTTAGCGAAGTCAATTTCTTTATTTGAGCAAAGAATAACCTTACCGTAAAATGGTATAGAGTATTCATTTGCGTGCTTTGGGTTTACGAGCATATTCTTAGCGGTAGTAATAGATTTTAGTTTCTCTATGCCTGAATTCTTTTCGAGAAATGCCTCGTCTACCAATACAATATTTTTTGTAGCGAACGAAAGATTGAAGTCCGAGGTAAGATTAGAAGGTTTTATGAGTACGCAGTTCTCCCCGAATAGCATTTGAAACCAATCTATAACGGTTGTCTTTCCAGTCTCTCGCTCTTTAGAAACCATTGAAAGAATGGGGAGTATTTGTTTTGGATTCTCATAAATAACCTTCATGTATTTTAATCCCTGATTGAACTGCTCTCCGAAAATATGTCTAATTAAATTTATTGTGTGTGGTATTTCAGATATTGAAACAGGTTCTTTAGCTGGCGTATGAGGGAACGATGAATATAGATTGTAGTATTTACCGTGAGTTGGTGAGTAGTTTAAGTTATCCGGCTCAAGACAAAACCCATTGTATTTGGGAATTATTTTTAATGCAGCTTTTGAGTGATCTTCAACTATCTCAGCCTTCTTCCAAATACTAATAGTTCGGTTCGTTCCCCATCGTACAGGTTTATCTTCAATAAAATAATAATCTGTTCCTATTCGGGCGTATGGGATTTCAAGTCCCATTATTTTATAAAGGATGAAGGATTCGCATGAATGTATATTTCCTTTGAATTTAACATGGGTAAGAAGGTGGAACTTTGATATTATTTCACCCGGAGTAATTCTGTGAGGGTTTGCTTTCATTACCGATATTTTTCCTGTTTGCTCAGAGTAAACATAGGTAGGCTTATTCATGTCATCCTGTAAGTCTTCGGGGTTTGGATAAGATACCTCCGTGGTTGATCTTATGAACGCAGTCTTATCATTGTCAAATATTTTCTCGAATGAAAAGAAAGCATTGCAATAATCTACTGGATGAAAGGTAAGGTTGAATTTTTCTTCTTTCATACTTTTTCAATATTAATATCTTTGTTTTCGTATTTGAAAAAATATATATTTTGGCTTGACAATATATTTTTAAATGAATCATCAGGAGATATTACAATAAAAGCTATCTCTTTTCTATTGTCGGGATTAGCATAGGTTTTGTAGAAATTTATTTGTCTAATTAATTCCCCTATTGAAGGTATTTTTGTTTTTATTTCTATAAAAATCCGTGCATAAAAATCCGCATCTGATATTGATATAAATAAATCAATAAAACCAACAATAAACTTACTGCTATTGTATCCACTTTGAATTACCGGATACTCCCATGTTAATGATTGTATTTTATATTCGGGGTTTTGTTTTGTTCTAATTGGAAATACAGAAGAAATTATTTGCCTAATATTTTCATGGCACCAAATCTGAATTTTATCATGTTCTGGACTTCCTTTGTCTGTGTCTTTGAATCCCATTTTTTCAGACATAGTTTTTGCTTTAATTTGTGTCATAATTATATTTTTTAGTTTTGTTGGTTAGCCTCTTTTATTTGCTTAAAAACTTCGTACATATATTTTCTGTTGTGAAGATACCCGTCAATGATATATGGGTTTCCTTTACAGATAGTGGACATACCGATAACGTCAAAGAGAAATGCTACTTCGGCCTGAGACTTTTGTAGTTTTGCTTTCAGGGTTTCAATCTGCTGCGTTTCCGGTGTTGGCGGTTGCCAATCGAGTTTTAACCTGGAGAATAGTTCAGCTTTGCAGGATTGAATTAGGGAATAGTCAGCTGATTCTAATTTCTCAATAATAAAAAGAAGGTATCCACTGTCTACCTCCGATGTGTCTTTACCGTAATGTTTACCGAAGAATATACGCATAATAAAAAAGCCCATCGGGTTCAGCCTACGCGATAACGGTCAAGAAATCGGAACGCAAGCCTCCCCCTTTGGATTTATCAATAAGTTAAATAGTGCTTTTCATTTGACCGTTTGTGACCGTTTACATGCCAAATATACTCCCTTCCCCTCAACCAACCAGGCGTTGGTCGAATTAATTTATCAACAATGAAACGCACTGCGAGTAGCTCCACTGTGTACCTTGGTATCGGATTTAATATATAGCTGCTCCAGCCGTTCCCGTTGCGAGGTAATGAAAGCGAGTATCTGAGGTTTCGGTATTACGAATCGTGGTATAATAATTTCAGCAACAGGTGGCTTATCCGGGAAGTGCGTGGTGGGTTCGTAGGCGCATCCCGCGTCAATAGTGCGGTGTCCGATCATAGAGTTAGTGTCTGCCATAGAGAAAAGAGTTAGTTGGTTGTTCATGATTTATTTAGATTGGTGAATTGTTTTATAGCCTCTTCCCAGCTTGCCAGGGATTCAGCGTACTCAATGGGTCTTAGGCTTTTCGGCATGGTCTTAAGGAATTTGTATCTACGCATAGCGAGGCGTTCGTGGTTGTTTAGTTCGCGAATAACTTTATTTACGAGCTCTTCGTTCACTTTATTGTTGAGTTATACTTAATGGAAAAAGTGCATCCTCTATACTGCGCCTGTTTCTTATACGTAGCCTCCATCTTTTTTATGAAGGACAAAGGTCTATTATAAATAAGTACCGATCCCTGACAAAGTAGATTAAAAGTTTTCATATTAGAATAGTGGTATATTATCTGAAACAGGCTCCCCTAAATATTCATGAAACTCCTCCACCCCTTTATTCATATCCCAGATAAACATAGCCTTAAATCCCTCTACGATTAGTTTTTTTATTGAGTGCTGTTGCCCTTCCAAGTGTTCATCTTGCTTTAGTGTGCCGTCTTTTTTAAATGGAGTTTCTTTCTTGATTTCGAGTACAAGTCCTGAATATATTCCTGATTTTTTTAGCACAATAATATCCAAATGTTTGTGATTGCTATTGGTTGCCTTTAATGTCTGCCGGATAGATGGTAAGACAAATAATCCTAAAGCATCACTGATAAAATATACATCCGGGTAATGAGTTTGCAGATATTCGCATAGTTTTTTTTGTAGGCGCAATTCAGCGTTGTCATTCTTTTCTTTCTTTCTCTTGAACATATAGTCGATGTTCATCATGCTTTCATATTCTTCCGGTGTTGGTCTCATTTTAGAATGGTAGTTTTTCAATATTATTTTCTTGTTGTTGTTTAATCCATATTGGATAATCTCTTTCGAATTTTTCTGAAATAGCCTCACGTACAAATCTACTTAAAGGTATGTGATTCTTTTTGGCTCTTTCGAGTAGTTCGTATGTGATTTCGCTGAATCTGAACACCTTTGTTTTTCTTAGAATTTTCACAATATGGCTATACGTTTATAGCGTGTATTTACAAGTTAGCAGCAATAGCCGTGCATCTAATTAAGTTCATCGGTAACTTGAACGAAAAAAAGAAAACAATAATTTTGCCAACGCTCCCATATTTTTTTTCAAAAAATTAAAAGGT